AAATGATGGACCGGTAAGGGATGCCCGTTTCCCGGGACATGGCCTTCATGTTCCCCGTCTGCATCAGTAGGTTCAGCAGTTCTTTGTCGTACGGGAACGCTCCGTCCTTGGCCCAAGAGTCCATCTCTTGCTGGGCAATGGCCCAAAGGTCATCGAGCAGGGAGTCGTAGTCCTTGCCTTCTTCTTGGGTTTCGGGATCCACCTCGACCCTCTCGTCGTGGTGTCGGTACTTCTTGGCGAATTGGTTGTTGTTGCCCCGATACAGGTTCATGATGAGGCGAACGATGTAGAACCGCAGGTAGCCTTGGACCTGCATCTTGGTAATCTTGTCGGGGTCTTTTTCAAGCAGAATCAGGACGACCTCTTGTTCGAGGTCCTTCCAAAGCGGATTGCCGCCCGTAATGGTGAGGCAAGCCTTGCGGATTTCTCCGCTGCGATAAAGGTCAAGGATGACGTTCTCTGCGTTCACTCACGCAAAGATGGCGGGGGTTCTTCCTAATGTTGCAAAAAATCTCTCGTCCTGTTGAGAACCTGTGTACGCAGAAACTTGATGTCGGGCCTTGCTCTCATGTTTTTAGCAAGGATTTCGAGGTTGTGCATGACGGTTGCGTGGTTCCTCTTGATGATACGCCCGATTTGGCAGTAGGTGTACAGGTATTCGGAGTAGGCGATGTCTGCGAAGATGCTTCGAGCCAGCACCAGTTCTTGGGTCTTGACTTCGCTCAATATATCATCGGGACTGACTCCGATAACCTCTGCCGTGTAGCCGAGGATGGTGCGTGAGATTAGGTCCATGTTAAAACGGGTTTGGGGGTAGGGGCATCCAGTGGCTTACTTCGATCAGGAACCAAGTTTGGTGTTCGTAGTACCAACGTCCATCTCCCAGCCACGCATAGGCTTGATTCATGTCGGTTGTGAATATCAGGACTGGCTCGTAAGGTGTCGGCATACGGTCCAAGCATTTTACCCATTCCATCGTCAGGCGTTTTTGGCTTGAAGAATTCGACCGAGCAGGGTCCAGTTGACGGACCAAGCCTTGATGGTTTCGGATTTGTCGGGGCGGTTGCAGTTGACGCACTCCTTGCGGATATGCAGTTGCCAGCGTCGGAAATCGGTTGGTGTGGTTTTCATGGGGTTGGGGTTTGGTTGGTAAGGTTAGGCTGACGATGGGGGAGGTTTTGTCAGCGTGTAGGCTGACGATTTGTTCACGAATGAGCGAGTTAGCGGCAACCCTAAAAAGACTGCCAGACAATTTTACCATCCTTCCAAAATCCATAATCAAAATCTGTTATATCTTGGTCTTGATTAAAGATGAACATTTTAAAAGTCCTGTCTTTTTCCATTATTATCTGTTTGGCAAATGCGTAAAATTCAATTGTCAAACTTTCTTGATGCGGAGCAGAACTAACATCGGCAAACATTCTTTTACCGTTTGTACTTACTCTTAATCTTTCTTCACTTGGGATGTGTATTTCCATTTTTTTATTGTTTAAATTGTTAATTAATCATTCATTATATGCGATAAGGGTGCTTATTGACGGATTTCTCATTCATTGTACCCGATTGCGTATAAATTTTGGGTTTTTCTATGTATTATACCCGATTGCGTATAGTTTGAAAAAGTTGATACCTCCCACACGAATCGGTCAGGGTCTTGATTTGCGGTCCAAATCCGTTTGAACGGGATAGCACATACTCGCAGGCGTTACCCTTGGCTCGTACCTCAATCACCTTCCAAGGGCGGTCGTTGGTGCAAGCGGTCAGCAGGAGCAGTAGTAGGTATCGCATGGGACAAATATACACACCTATTCAACACTTGCAACCTAACAGGTAGGGTTTTCTTCTAATTCTCTTACAAAGGCTTTGAGTATCTTAATCAATCCATTCCTTTCGTCGTCGCCTCGGAAAACGATTTCAATCTTTTCTACTGGCTCAACCCTTGATGTGTCGTCGTTCACATAGCACTCCATTGATGTTGACCCCATATCTTGAAAGGTCATAGCCACATATCCTCCGTGTCCTGCATCGCCTCCTTGATGGCCTGTATGCTCCAAAGTTGCGTTAATGATGCAAAGGCCGTTGTGTTCTAAAATTAATTTTCTCATGTTTTGGGGGTTTATTTGTTTGGTTTAATTGGTTGTAATTACTTTTTGAAAATCCTCAATGCTTCGGATTACCTCGTACCTGTACCCTGCCTCTTGGACCACCCCCTGCCACCACTTCTGCGAGAGGGACTGCTTGCCTTTCTCGGCTTTGAACTCCAAGAAGATGACTCCCTTGTCGGACAAATAGGTCATGTCTGCAACCCCAGCGGTCAGGCCGATGCCTTTGAGAAAATGACCGTTTGTTCGGCTTCGGGGGTTGTTGAGGTTCAGGAACAACCGTCCTTCTTCGTGGGGCCTTAGGAGTTTGAACAGCTTGACGCAGGCTGCTTGGAGGGTGTATTCGAAGGTCATAGGGGATATTCGTTGGCTTTAGTGTAGGGCAGTTGACATTGAACTTGGGCGATTCCAAGGCTTCCGTTCCTGTTCTTTCGAAAGATCACTTCCATGAGGTCCTGCTCTGCGCTCTTGTCGTGTTCGTAGGGCCTGTAAACAAAAGCGATTTTGTCGGCATCAAACTCCAGTTGCCCGGTTTCTCGCAGATCGGACATGACAGGACGATGGTCGGCCCTTCCTTCGGTTGCCCTTGAGAGCGAAGAAACCACGACCCCGAACACTTTCTGCCTCTTGCAGATTGATTTCAGTTGCTTAGAGATGTTGGTCATTTGTTCGATTTTTGGCTTGGGCTTGTCAATCTTGGCAGGTTCTACGAGTTGCAAGTAGTCAAGGTAAAAGCCAACGATCCCGAACTTGGCCTTGAGTTTAGCGATTTCGCCTTCGATTCGGTCGAGGTTTGCTTGGTGCAGATCCACGATGTAAAGAGGCTTCCCTTTCAGTTGATCAGCCTTTTGTGATAAGGTCAGGAACTGCTCCGTAGTGATACGCTCGTCGGGTTTGAGGAACGCTGATCCGTCCATCGTTCCGAGGTTGGAAAGCATACGTTGGGTCAGTTGGTCTGCTGACATTTCCATCGTGAAGAACACGACGGGAATATCGGCCATGGCTTGGTTCATTGCTATTTGGAGAGCGAGCAGTGTCTTACCCATCGCAGGCCTACCACCTACGAGGATGAACTCGGACGGCTTGAACCCGGTGCAGATGTTGTCAAGCGGTCGGATGAAGGTTTGATAGATTTGGTCCTTGCGTCTGCCTTCCCGGACCTCGTTCATGTTGAAGAGGAAGTCCTTGGCGAGTTCGTGAGCAGATGATTCGGAGGCGTTGGACTCAACGGCTTGGATGGATTGATAGCGTTGGAAGGCTTTGGGTATGTCCCTATCGTGTGCCAGTTCTTCCATGATTCTCGCTTCTTCACGTTCTTTCCAAAGGTCGTGGAGGTCGGATGCGTAGGTCTTCCAGTTGCTGACAAGCCCCGCTTCGGGGTCGATGCCTTCGAGTAGGACATGGGCTTGGCCTTGGTCTGCAAGGTACTTGTAGACGGTAACGATGTCTATCTCTCGCTCTGCTTTGTGGAGGGATTCGATGGCCCTGTACAGGAGGACGTTGTTGCCTGTGAATAGGCGTTCAGGGATTTGGGTTAGGAGGACGGTTCGGTTTACGAACTTGTCCATTAGGCAGCCGAGCAGTTTGCGTTCAGCGGACAACTGGTAAGGGTTCATCATCGGAGGTTAGGTTTGAGTAGGCGAAGTTAGGGGTACGTTGGATGGCTTGGTCCTCCCAGCGTTTGCCGTTGAGGTAGGTGGCTGCATGAGGGACAAACTGCACGGGTGTTTGAGAGTAGAGCCTTGAGATGTTGTTGATGGCTTCCTGTTGGTCGGAATTGGACAACTTTGCAAAGGATTTTGACGCTGCCTGTTTCCCGGTCTTGCGTGGATAGATAGCCCAGAATTGGTCAAAGACTGCACAAGTGTTCTTTATCTCTTCTTTGTTTGTTATCTCTTCTTCTCTTATCTTATCTAATCTTATCTTATCTGCTTCCGTTTGCTTAGCACTTGCTTGGTTTTGCTTAGCACTTGCTTCGGTTTGC